GCTGAAGCCTCTGCAACGAGCGCAGAGGCAGACGCGGCAACCGCAGTGACCACGGCACAGCAGCTTCAGGTGACCGTCGATCAGGTGCTGACGGACATCCATATGATTGCCAACGGGGACTTCACGGACTTCGCCAAGAACTCCCAGAACCTGTCCGGGCTGACGGACTTCGCTGTTGCACGTCAGAACCTTGGTCTGGGGAACGTGAACAACACGGCAGACCTCGACAAGCCGGTATCGACGGCCACTCAGAACGCTCTGGATGGGAAGGCGAACGTAGGACATACCCACGACGCTTCGAACATCACCAGCGGGGTCTTCTCGATTGATCGGATCCCGTCCGCTGTTCGTAACCTCAACCAAGGGGTTACCAACCAAGACCCGAACCTTGCGACGGACCCGGTGATTCTCACCAACCACGCGAATAGTCCCAGTGCTTCGTACTACTGGCACATCACCACCACCTTCTACAGCACCATTTCATCGACCTCCAACCGAGGCCAGATCGCTGTCCAGTACAACAACGGTGCGCAGGTGTATGCCCGGAGTTATTACGGAGGTACTTGGACTGCGTGGCAACGACTGGACAACGCTGGGATTCCCGCCGCATCCACCTCGGCTGCTGGTGTGGTTCAACTCTCGACCTCCACGGCTTCCACCAGCACCACGCTGGCGGCGACTGCGAGTGCTGTGAAGGCTGCGTATGACCGCTCCGTCCCCGATACGTCATCTAAAAACACTTCTGGTTGGGTCAAGTTCGGGAACACCGGGGTGATTATTCAGTGGGGTGTGTCAAACGCTTCCGAGACTGGAACGACTGTTACTTTTCCAACCGCATTCCCCGCTGCATGTAGTAGCGTGGTGGCGTGTTACGCAAACTCTGGTGACAAGATTTCGCTTGGCACAGTAACACCCAGCACGACTTCATTCAAGTTGTATGGGTGGGCATACGCTGCATATTGGATTGCAATCGGATACTGATCATGGGACGAATTTTCTTTTCAGCAGAAACTCGCGGTTTTTATGACGAAGACCTTCACGGCACAGCCATTCCACCGGACGCCATCGAGGTATCGGCAGAGAAGCACCGGGCGCTAATCGAGGGGCAGGCCGATGGTAGCGAGATCGTTGTGGATGAGACAGGTAGCCCGACGCTATTCAACCCTCGTGCCGGTAAGCCGTTCGTTCCTCCGTTCGTCTCCCGCTTCCAAGCTCGGGCTGCTCTCCTGCAGACCGGTTATCTGGACGACATCGAAGCCTTCATGGCGGACCCGGCAACCGACCCGTTCGTGCGGATCGCATGGCAGGACGCTCAGGAGTTCCGCCGCAACAGTCCGACGGTGCTGAGTCTCCAGTCCTTCCTCGGTCTCACCGATGGACAACTGGACGATCTCTTCCGGTTCGCCGCAACCATCGAGGCTTGATGGATGAAGGAAGAACTCTCGACCTACCAAGTCCTCGGTGCGATGGGTCTGGTCGGGGTGCTGACTGCCTTGGGGCAGCTTCTCGCGTCAAACGAGAGGCTGACCCCTCGGATCATCCTCGGTCGCGCTCTGTCCTCCATCGGGTTGTCGGTCAGTGCCGGGGCGTTGCTGCTCTGGTTCGCTGAACCACACCCGCTGGCCCTCATCGGCGTCTCTGCTGGTCTGGCCTCGTTGGGCACCAGCTTCCTCGAACGATTCCTCCAGAAGAAACTCGGCATCAACCCGTAAAGGAGAACCCATGGCTGCTACCTCTGAAGCCTTGGGGAACCTACACGAACTGGTCACGCGGGAACTCACTCGGCGCATCGAGTCGGGTGAGGCAACCGCTGCTGACATTGCCCAAGCGATCAAGCTCCTGAAGGACAACGGTATCTCCGCTGTACCCACGGACAACAACCCCTTGGGCAAACTGATGGGTTCCCTGAAGGATCGACTTCCCTTCACCACTGAGCAGGACGCTCTGCTCCAATAACACCTCTCTCGCTTGAATACAGGCTCGTGGAGCCGTTTTCTCACCCTTGGGTATACGTATCCATTGGTGGATAGTGAAAACGGCTCTACGGGCCTTTTTTTACCTAATCGAAACGTTTCACTATGAACACTGCTTGCATTGAATGGGTGGGTGCGAAGACCCCGTTCGGACACGGAGTAAGGCGTGTCAACCGAAAGAACCAGTACACACACCGCATCGCATACGCAGAGAAACTAGGTGTTTCTATCGAAGACTTGAAGGGTGTCGTTGTTAGACATCTCTGCGACAACCCTGCGTGCGTTAACCCAGAACACCTCGTTGGAGGCTCTCAGGCAGACAACATGAACGACATGCGGGAACGCAGACGTGACCATAAGGGGAGCCAGCACGCAAATGCAAAGTTGACCCCAGAGGACGTGAGTTTCATCCGAAAGAACTACAAGGCCCGTGACCGTTATTTGGGAGGGGCAGCACTGGCGAGGAGGTTTGGTGTGACCCACATGGTTATCTCCCGTGTTGTCAGGGGGGTGTCCTATGCCGACTAAGAACAACATCCCTGAAGAATTGCTCGACTTTCGCAACGTGTTGTACCTCGTGTGGGAATACCTCTGGAACGCAGGGGCTATCACAGCAAAACGCCCGGACCCCACAGCCGTCCAGTACGACATTGCCCATTACCTCCAGCACGGACCACGCCGAAAAGTCATCGAGGCTTTCCGTGGTGTGGGAAAGTCATGGATCACCTCGGCCTACGTGTGCTGGCGTCTCCTCATTAACCCGAACCTCAACTTCCTTGTGGTTTCTGCATCGAAGGATCGCTCGGACCAGTTCACGATCTTCACGAAGAGGCTCATCAGTGAGATGCCTCTGTTCCATCACCTGAAGCCGAAAGATGGACAGCGGAACTCCAACATCGCCTTCGATGTAGGACCAGCGGGTATCTCGCACTCACCGTCGGTGAAGTCTGTCGGCATCACCGGACAACTCACTGGTAGCCGCGCTGACGAGATCATTGCGGATGACGTGGAGTCCCTGAACAACTCCCTGACCCAGTTCATGCGAGACCAGCTTGCTGAACGTATCAAGGAGTTCGATGCGATTCTGAAGCCCGGTGGTCGTATTACGTTCCTCGGTACGCCTCAGACAGAGATGTCGATCTACCAGCAACTTGGGATGCGTGGCTACGAGATTCGCGTGTGGCCTGCCCGGTTGCCGCAGGACACCGACAAGTACGCCGGTCGTCTGGCCCCGATGATCATGGATCTGGTGGAGCAAGGAAGCCCCCCAGGTACGACCACGGACCCCCTACGATTCAGTCACGAAGACCTTCTGGAGCGTGAGGCTTCCTACGGACGGTCTGGCTTCGCTCTCCAGTTCATGCTGGACACCAGCGTCTCGGACCAAGACCGCTACCCGCTGAAGCTGTCGGACCTGATCGTGATGCCGCTGGACACCCGCATGGCTCCCGTGAAGGTGGTCTGGAGTTCTGGCCCGGAGTACATCATCAACGATGTCCCCACTGTGGGCCTGTCCAACGACAGGTTCTACCGTCCGATGTGGGTGGCTCAGGACATGGCCGAATACACCGGCTCCATCATGTACGTTGACCCCTCGGGTCGAGGTGCTGACGAGACTGCCTACGCGGTGACCAAGATGCTCCACGGCTGGATCTACCTCGTGGATGCTGGAGGCTTCACCGGAGGCTACTCGCAGGAGACCCTGCAGAAGCTCGCCATGAAGGCCAAGGAACACTCGGTCAATCTGGTCCAGACCGAGCCGAACTTCGGTGATGGCATGTTCACGGAACTGTTCAAGCCTGTCCTCCTGAAGACCCACCAGTGTCGCCTTGAAGAGGCCGACCGGGTGAATGCCCAGAAGGAGCGAAGGATCATCGACACCCTCGAACCTGTCCTGAACCAGCACCGTCTGGTCGTGGATCACCGGCTGATCAAGCGCGACTACGACACTGCTCCTGATCCGTCCTACTCCCTGTTCTACCAGATGACCCGGATCACCAAGGACAAGGGCGCTCTCAAGCACGATGACCGTCTCGATGCTGTTGAAGGGGCTGTCCGCTACTGGCTCACCCAGTTGGCCCAAGACACCGAGCGAGCAGCCGAGCGACACCGCGAAGAAGCTCTCAAGAAGGAACTGGAGAGATTCATGGAGGGTATCCTCGGGTCATCGAAGAGGAAGGATGTCTGGATGGAGATCGTGAACTAGGACCGCATAGGCGAGCTTCAGGAGGCCCGTAGAGACGTTTTCAGAGGCTCGGGTAGGCTACCCTACCTAATGACCTCCTGAGAGGCTCTACGGGCTTCCTAGAGGCTCCCAGACACACTGACAGTACGGGCAACCTCCTTGTCCAGACACAAATTCGATTACCACACAGTTTCGGGGGAAGGGGAAGAGAAGACTTCTGAAGACTTCAGATTAAGACTTCTCTTATGACTTCAGTGAAGTCTTCATGTATGTGTCCTATAAGGATGTACTTAATGAGTGATCTCAAGAGAACACCTAAGGTCAAACCAAGGAACCCTCTGGTTGGTCTTATGATGTCCAGAGGTGGTCACGGATCTCACTCCACCATCAAGAAACCATCAAGGCAGAAGCTCAAGATGGACCTCAAGAGAGACCTCAAGAGAGACCTCAGGAGCCTCTGAGAGCTTCAGAAGAGGGTCTGCCCTAGCTCACCCCTTGGCGAGGCCGAGAAAACGGACTGTAGAGGCTCTGGTGAGGTCGGAAGGTGGACTGAAGAGGGACTGAGGAGGGGGTCAGGATATTTCTGGCGAAAATCTGAGGGGATTCCCCGCTATCGCCACGTCCGGGTTCCCCCCGGGTGGGGTACCTCCAGCCCGACGAGCGCACCACACAGGCCCACCACACCACAATCCACGCCACCAACCGAGCGTAAGCCCTTGATTTCCTCGGTTTTCCACTGGATTACTTATCCGCTGCAGCCCGTTCTCAGTCGAGGATGGGCATTTTTTTAGAATGATCGTTCTAGTTCTGGTGCTGGTGTGGTTAGAATGATCGTTCTACTGGATGTAGTGATCTGTGCGTTTTTCACCTACTAGATCTAGTAGCCCACACCAGATCCACCCTACTACATCTAGTGGTTCCACCCTAAATACACGCGCGATGCACGCCCAATGCACAAGCGATGCACGCCCAATGCAAAAACCACTTGACACGGTGGATAGATCGTGTATGATGGGAACCGTCGCAACAACGACACCGCTCCTTAACAAACTGGATTCGATAGGCTCTTAGGGTAGTTACCTCGGCATGGCAGTGATGCCACCCGAGA